TATCCCTGACCGCGCAGCCTATCAGGTAAACCGGCGCCGCATGTGCTGGTCTGCCCTGGGTATGATGCTGGCAATGCTGCTCGCGATGCTGGTGAACCCGGATAAGTACGGAAGCCTCGCTGCATTCGATATGGCCTTCATGTCGCTCAGCGGCCTCGTCGCCGTATACTTCGGTGCGACCTCTTACACCCAGGCCAAGCGTAAATGATTGCTCTCCTGGGCACGCTGCTGGGCTTTGGGACATCGATCGTCCCGGAGGTCCTCGGCTACTTCAAACAGAACCAGGCCAACAAGCAGGAACTGGCGATGCTGGAGGCCAAGGCGAAATACGCCGCGCAGCTCTCGGATCTCAAGATCAAGGAGCTGGACGCGCAGGCAGAGATCGCCGAGACGGCCGGGCTATACGCCCACGACCAGTCCCTCGATAGCGGCGGCTTCGTGAACGCGCTGCGTGGCAGCGTCCGGCCTGTCATCACGTATCTGTTCTTCGCGCTCTTCGCAGCAATCAAAGGGTCGATGGTTTACGCGATGATCGTGCATCAGAACGTCGACTGGTCAACGGCCCTCGCGAATGCCTGGGACGATGAGACCGCGGCTATCTTCTCCGCGATCATGGCGTTCTGGTTCGGTAACCGCGCGATGTCGAAAGCCCGTGCCTATCAGATGGAGAAACGGAAATGATTTCGGATAACCTGATCGAGAGCATCAAGGTGCACGAAGGTTTCAGCTCGACCGTGTACCGGTGCACGTCCGGCGTTCAAACGATCGGCTGGGGCAGGGCAGTGGACCCCGACGAGGACGGCACCGGCATCACCGAGGAAGAGGCTGAGGTACTCCTGAAGAACGATCTCGAGCGCTTCGAAGAGTTCACGCGTGACGTAGTCGGTGACACGTGGCACGTGCTCGATCAGGTCCGCCGCGAGGCGCTGATCGAGATGTGCTTTAACATGGGACCGGGCAACCTCTCCAAGTTCAGGATGATGTTGGCCTGTCTGGCGCAGGAAGATTTCGAGGGCGCCGCCGACCAGGCGATCGCGTCCAGGTGGGCCGATCAAGTGGGCCACCGCGCTGTCCGTATCGCTGGAAGGATCCGCACCGGATCGTATGATTGATAGTCGGCACATAGACGGCGACGTCTGCGAGATCATAGCGGCCGAGCACTTCATGCGGCTCGGCTACTGGGTATTCAACCCGGCCCAAGGTCACAGCCCGATCGATCTGATCATCGTTAACGAGGACGGACCGATCCTTATTCAGGTGAAGAAAGACGCCGCGCGGGTGAACCCAGGACGAAACAGATGCGCCCGTATCCACCGCAAGCGATCGAAGGTACAGAAGGACTTGGACGTTCAGTTCGTCTACGTGAACGTGGACACGAGAGAGGTGTTCGTCACCAACCATGCCTATCACGCGAACCGGAAGCCGGCCGCGGCGAACGATAACGGATAGGGGTTGACACTTTGCCGGTAACCTATTGACGTCTATTACCGCATTCTTCCGGTTCGGAGGTGTCAACCCCATTGATATATAACGATTTATAACCGACTTTTAATCAGTGGGTCCCAGGTTCGAGTCCTGGTGGGCGCACCAATCTTTTCAAAGACTTAGCGGCCATTGTGCCGCTATTTCTTTAAGGGGTTGACACTTTTTCCGCAGAGGGGTTGACACTTTTTACTGACATTTGATCAACCTTTGTTCTTTTTGGCGTCGGTTAATTTGACGATCGCGGCCTTCGCCTGGCGCCTTTTTGACACCTCGCGCCCGTATTTTTCTATCATCTGCGTCGTTATATGGCCGGTGATTGCCTTCACCTCATCGGGCGTGCACCCGGCTTCGAGCAGCTCGATCGTGGCATTTTTACGCAGACCGTGAAGGCTGTATCCCTCATGCCCGGTTTTCTTCATGAGCTTCCTGATCTCAGATCCCCACGCTGACGCCGCCCATTTACGTCCCCGCGAGTTTGGAAAGAGCAAGACGTTATCTTTCGGGTTCTCTTCGATGAGGGCGACCAGCTCGGGCGTAGCAGGGATCCAGACCCTAGCGTCTGTTTTATCCTGCTTCACGCAAACCTCGCCGTTCTCGTAGTCGGTCAGCTTCATACCGGCTACGTCGCCTCCGCGCTGACCGGTGTGCCGAGTGGCGATGATAAACCTGCGAAGGGCCGGGGCGGCTGCTTCCACGATGTCGTCGAAAACATCCTGCGGCCAGGGGCGGTAATCCTGGGTGTTCTTTTTATTCTTCAGTTTTCGCACACCGTAGGCGGGGTTGTGCTGATATGAGCCGGGCAGACGGAAACGGGCAGGGGTCTCCATAGCGTGCGATATCAATATCGAAAGCATCTGCACCCGCGCGTCGGCCGCACGTTTCGATTTTGCGTGCTGGTTTCTGATAGTAACAACGAATTCTCTATTGATGTCCCGCACCGGGACGTCACCTACCTTCTCTTTCAGTACCTCGCATATCCTCCGGTAGCCTTCGCGCGTTCGCTCCGCCTTTTCTGCGAATAGTTCGCTGGCAAGATAATCCTCAATCAAGTGTGCCAATGTGCCCGGCGTAACCGAAGCGCGCTTCTCCGCCGGCATCGCGACGAGCGCTTCGGCCTCAGCCTGCGCCAACCTCTCATACTCCGCGTTCAGCAGTTCCCACGCCGCGGTGAACCCCTTTTCGCGAGGCCCAACAGGTCGATCATGGTTATCGCGAATTAGTTTCCGCCAGCCGTTGCGACGGTAGTAGTGAAACCGTTTACCGTGTCTACCCAGTACCCATTGGACATATTTGAATTCAACTTTCATCGAAGCGCCTCGCGATCTCTTCGAGGTCCAGGACATACTGTTCGTTATCGTTCGCGCCAGGAGGAACCGGCCCGCGTAGCTCGTCCACGAAACGATCCAGATCCTCGCGCAGATAACCGATGCGGCTACCGCCCAGACTGACCGGCCGGACCGCGGCCTGGTTTAATAACCGCTTCAGCGTGTTGGGGCTCAGGCCCGCGATGTAGTGACAGGCTTGAGCTACCGAGAGGACGCGCGGCGGGAAGGCGTGTTCACGCATAGTGAGCACCGGCAGGCTTTATCGTGCGCGATAATCGCACGTATATAATTTTCGTTAGCCGCGATCGGCGGCGGCAGGCAGTCGAGCACCATGCGGTCCAGGTAGATGTGACCGATGCGCGCGCGCAGATCTTCGATAATAAGGCGGTCCTCCGCCTGCACCTGAACAGGCTGGTCGAGGAACTGATCGTTGTTGAGGAAGCACGTGCAAGCGAACCCGAAGGTCCCTGGCCCATCTTCAATTTTGTAATACCCACCGTTCATTCCTCATTTTATATGTGCCCGCGCTACGATAAAAAACTGCAAAGTTTGCCGGCAATTTTTGCCGGCATTTTTTGCCGATAGTTTTAAAACTGACGATCAGTATCAGGCAGGTGCGGCGTTACAAGGTCGTTGTACGCCTTAAAGTCTGCGTGATATTGGTCGAGATTGTATCGACTGTTGTCGTCACAAAACGGTCCAACCTGTTTGTCAATTTGTTTAGCCCAAAACACAAACATTCCATCGCTCTCATGCTCGGACTGTTTTTCGCGGCCGAACAAATTATCGGTATCGGCGATTAGACCCCTGGTCGGGTAGATCACCCGCTGTCTTTTATCTTCTTCGATGTGATCGATTTCGATTGAACCGAGGTCAACCGCGTGTTTGAGGTCGTTGTGGAGATTTCGAATTGAGCAATAGCTTTTCTCGATCAGTTCTTCGACTGGCGTCGGCCGATCTTCTAAATAATAGTTGACCATTAAGTGATGGTGGATGCGAACCCGATGGGTTGTGGCAAACCACCATTTAAGCTGGGACGCGCTCTCTTGCGCGATGTCGAAAAAATGCGCCCTCGCTGAGAGATACGCACCTTGGGCTTTTCGAAACCGCTGCGCTTCAGCAATTTTGCCGCGCTGACGCTTGTTCCTCGGCACAGTCTCAAATGCACTATCAAGGAGCCTTTGACGCTCTTCAAATGGGTAGATTGTGTAGTGTTCGCCGTTTTGCGGCGCACGACGTATCCCCGATTGACCGCCCTGCGGGTCGTCTTCCGTTACCAGTTTAAGTTTATTTTCCTTTGTCATTTCTATTGCCTCCCTGTGCTGAACCGAAAATGATAGACCAACCGAATCGCCTTCTGCAACTTTAGTTTCATCGCGCTACTCCTACCTGTCGAGCGCCATCAAGATCGCGGCGTCGAGCTCGGGCGCCAGGCACAGAAACACAAAGGCGATCGCGAAGAGACCGGCTAACACCAGCCCCTCCGCGATGATGATTACTGACCGGCGCATCACGCGGCCAGGAGCTGCTGGAACGGTGCGCTCGAGATCCACCGCTGCACTTCTTCCGAGCGGTTCTCCAGCGTCGTCGCGACGTTATCGTTGCCGGTGCGCCGGACCGGGAACTCGTCGCTGTCGTGGCTGCTGTAGTACGTCATCGCCGACGTCAGCGCGTAGACGTTCAACCCACGGTCAGCTACTTCCTGGCGCGCGCGATCGATCATCCGGTCTGCCTTCGTCTCGGAGATGCCGGGCAGGGCACGCACCACGTTCTCGACCTCTGACCATTCGACCGGCGTTTCTGTCCAGGTCTTCATCTGTTCGACCTCCGCCGTGAAGGTCGGCATCAGATTGTCGAGCCATACGCTGAACGACGTAAACGTCGCGGACTTCGTGTGCCGCTTCGTGATCGCGTCGGCGAGGTTGGTGGCCGTCATGCCGTTGGTGCAGATTAGATCGAGCGTACCGCAGCCGATGCGCGTCGCACTGGATCCGTCATAGGTGGTCGAGATCTTCAGCGTCGCTGCGACTGTGGTGCCGACCTCGCGCAGCTCCTCGGCGAGATCCATGACGCGATACTCGCGGCTGACAAACGCGCCGCCGTTCGCAATCCGATCATGCACCTCGACACTGTTCAACGTCCGGGCATCAAACGCCTGGCGCATCTTCTGCTCTGCGTCGAAGCAGAGGTCGCGCATCTGGGCGACCTTATAACTGTCCGATACGGCGCCCAGGAAATGCGGCTCGCCGTCGACCGCGGCGTAGTTGCCTATGACGCCGTGGGCCGGCAGGCGACCGCCGTCACGTGACACGCCCTCGAGGGGGCGCTGCACGACCGGCGCAAGTACGGAGCTAGAGGCGTGTTTCGCGAACACGTCGTCGAGGTGAAATACGTTGTTGTCGTTTGCTTCTGTAATAGTCATCTTCTGATCTCCAGTCTGATGCGCCGAGCTGTCCAGGCGGAAGCGCATCGGGTTGATGGGCGACGTGGGCCGAGGCTCACGTCGTCCGACTAATCAAACGCACACGCGTTCGAATTCTGATTTCTTCATCTTTCCGCGCCCGCCGATGTCGTCGGCCAGGTGCACCCACTTTCGTCCAACGACCGCCCACAGGCGGCGCCGTCCGCAGCCGAGCCGCGGGCAGTGATTGTCCAGGTGGACCGTGACACGTTTCGCGTTGGCCCAGCGTTTCGACGTGGGGCGGGTCGCCTCGCGGGTTTTCCAGCGGACCTTCTGCTTACGCTCGCCAGTGCGCCGCTTCTTCGGCTCGCCGCGGCGGTCCATGAATGCCGGGATCTCGAGCGGGTCGGGAGGGTCGGCGGCGTCGGCCGCTCGAACGTATCCATCCCAATGTGCTTTGAGACGAGCATCGTCGGTCGCGCTTGCGTGCAGTGAGTGTGGGCCATGAGGCCCGCCGCTCATAACAAGACTGTCCCCCTCACGTTCCAGAGTTACGGTGTATTTTGAGTTCGCCGTGCGATGGAAGTGGAAGGGGTAGGTGTATTTTGTTTTCGCCGTGCGATGGGTTTGGGATAAGTCGTCCATAATCTCCTCCTTCAGGCAGCCATTGCGAAACCGGTATCGGTGACCTCACCGCCCCACTGCGCTGCCATTGCGTGGGCTATACCGGGGTAAAACTTCGAGCGGATCTTCCAGCGATCGGGGCCTGGAGGCGCTTTGTGAATGGTGTCCTTGGCGGTCGTGCCGTCGAGGCAGCCGGTCTTCTCGAGCGGGTCCAGGCCGCGCAGCCAGAGGCAGGTGCGCTTCTTGACGTCGTCGTCGCCGCCGGCCTCGGTGCCGAACTCCCAGGGCTGTACGCTCTGGGTAAAGTCTTCGTAGTTGCGGATCCGGGCCTTGGCATACTTATGCATGACCGGGTTTTCCACGCAGACACGTGGCACGTCGGCATTCCAGCAATCGCTGAACAGCTCGGCGCCGGCATCGAGCTCGGCCCACATCTCTTCGACCGTGCGGCCGGGAGGGGCCTTGTGCAGCCACCGCACGCCGCTATTGCACAGACGCGTGCAGGGCGGGTGGCAGACGATCAGCATGTCCCAGGT